GCTCTAGATTATCCTTTTGTAGTTGCCGAGAGTGAGCAGCTCTGAGCAGGCCTTGGGTACCCCTACGTGACTCAACAATTTCTATTCCGTCACTTACTCACGACAAACTTCAGAAGGACAACCACATCACCCATACAACATTCACTCATCACTCTTCCATTCTTACATTAATATTGTGAATTAATCCACATCATGTCGAATTATGTCCACGGCGTCATCACCGTATACGATTAGGCGAGCACGTCTCATAATGTTCTGCCTGTCACGAGGTACTCTGGTTATGTATCCAACATCTTCTAACAGTTTGTCAACAACATCTTCTCTAATTTGATGGCGTGGCTTAGAAACCGTTTCACTCCATGGTGTATAACTTCTGCGACAGTGTGATCCATAGTGAAGTCTTTCATAATACTCTCTCCATGTTGTATAGAATAGTGGGATCTTAAATAGCTCAACCAACATTTCGTGTGGAAGGGAATGGCAAATACAGTTCGATCGCGTTGATAGGACCAATGATGTGTTATCAGATAAATAGATGCAAAACTCGTATCGGCGAGGACGAATCAGCAAAGTCTCGAACTTTACAGATATGTCGATATTTTGAAGATCGCAGGATGAATGGATGACATGTTCACTGAAATCATGCGATAGCGCAGCTGATAACTTTGCAGTCGAGGAACAGTCCAACCTAGCCTGGGCGACTACTATGCTCAGGGCAGATAAGGCTGTTCGTCGATCGCATGGTACATTATTTTCAATGTGACTTTGAGCAACGTATCTCTTATCGCTTGCGTTTGAGAACAGGTTATGCTGAATTGTGTGTATGTCTCCGGTGTAGTAAGTGTGGTCAGAGCGATGGCGCTCAAAACTAATAGCAGTAGGAATCGGACAGAATTGTGATTCTGATAGCATTGCGTATTGACTCCTAGTCGGAATCCGTGGTCTTAAAATTTGTTGCCCTTGACCCAACAGCCCATCGAACGCTGACATATCTATGCCTAATCCATAATCTCGTCTCAAATGCATCGTGTCCTCAAACGTGGTGTTATTCTCATCCCTCAACCAGTCGTACGTCGCAACGGTTTGCGCTAAAATCATCAAACCCAAACCTCGCTTTAATTTCTCAGTTTTCACTTCCTCAGAAAGATGTTCATTTTTGATCACTGTCATCAGAAATGGGTGTAATTTCAGTTGATTTGAAAATTCGTCAGATGCGTTAAGTAGTCTATGAGTCATTAAGGTTAGATTGCGAATGCCAGTATTAGTGAATGCGTGGAAGAAATTCATCTTGAATTCGTTTTCAGTTTAAGGGGGAAGAAAAGAAGTCAGGATAAAAAGT